AGCAAGCCACGGTCATCGATGCCCGTAATCTGATCAAAGGCGAGGAGCCAAGCCCCGAAAAGATAGTCAAGGCCGCGGCCTGGTGGGCACGCAACGAGCGATTCCTCGATGCCGAGGCCGATACGCCTGCCGATGTGGCTGCCAACCTATGGGGCGGCGCCGCTGGCAGAGACTGGTTTAAGGCCCTAGCGGCCCAGCTCGACCAGGAGGAAGAAACCTCCCAGACCGAAGACAAGATTTCGACCGGCAGCACTAACGCTGCCGACGATGGCGCGACAACCGCGCCGACATCACAGCAGACACCACACAACATGACTGATTCCAACTCCGTGGTGGCGGCCGCTCCTAGTGCGCCGACCGCCCTCGACATCGACGCCATCGTCGCCAAGGCCGTGGCCGCTGCCATCAGCGCCAAGACCATCACCGCCGCCCCTGCACCGGAGCCCGTCGCCCCGGTTCGCATCGAGAACCTCGGCAATGCACTGCTCGAGAAGCACAAGGGCTTTCAGGCCGGTGCTGACCGCCGTTCCTGGTTAATCTCCAACCACTCCGAGCTGTTGCGCCAGAGCGCCATCCACGCCCCCCAGAACGCCAACACGTTCGCCTCCGGCCTGGTTGTCGATTATCTCGCTGATGCAGTGATCACTGTGGCCGCCACTCGTTTGGCCCTGGTCTCCGCTTTCAGCCGCAACGTCGGCCTGGACAACCTCAGGCCCCGCGCGTCCGTGCAGGTCAAGAAGTACACCACCGGCACCGCTGCCCAGACCAACCCGACGTCGTGGGAAACCAACAACGATTCGACGCTGGCCGCCACCGCGGTCACCGTGAACCAGATCTCGAAGAACTTCACGGTCACCCAGCAGGAGCTTAACCAGGGCTTCATGCTGTCCGACCTGGCTGCCGGTTCTGCCGACCTGTTTGCCTACGGCATCAGCGACGTGCTGACCGCGCTCATGGTCACTGGTAACTACGGCACCGTTACCGGCATCGGCTCCGCCGCCAACTTCGACAGCTCGGACCTTCCTGCGATCCTCGCTCTGGCGAAAAACTACCGCAGCAAGAACCTCATCCTGGACGGTGGCCACCTGGCTCGCATCCAGTTCTCCGGCACCACCACCGCGGCCGCCGGAACCGCCGCGTTCCCTGACAGCCGATTCGGCCCCCTGAATAACGGCCGGTTCGGCTTCGATGTGATCGCTGAGAACAACCGTTGGACCTCGGCCGAGACTAACACGGTCGGATTCGTCTGCGGCCCTGATGCCATCGCCATCGCCTCCGGCCTGCCGGTCGGCATGATCGCCGGCGAGTTCCTCGAGCAACGCGCCGTGAACACCGCCAACGGCCTCAGCTGCCTGCTCTCCGTCTGGTACAGCCGCGCGAGCCGCAGCCACATGGCGTCCTACGACATCATGTTCGGCGCCGCGGCCGCGGACACGACCCAGGCCGAGATCCTGACCACCGCCTAATCGGCCAAGTCATGAGAATCGCCACAACCATTGCAGTGGACAAGGCAGGCAAATCAAAGATTGTCGCCGGTCCCGAAGTCGATGCAGCCGCCCAGCGCACCGACTTTAACACTGCCAAGATTGCAGAGGGCTCAAAGCTGATCCTGTGGATACAGGGCAGCGTTGCACCGAAGATCCGCAAAGGTTAAACAACCAAAACTGGGAGGGTCACTGGACACGCTGGTGACCCTCCCTTTAACCGAAAGACAATTTTATGGCTGTTCAAGCAGACATCTCTACAGAGTACAGCATGGGCCGAGAGGGCTTTGCGCTGGTCACTAGCACCGCCGCTCAGACCGGCAACTGGTCCGGCTTAATTCCAGTCGAGCCGACGGTGTTTACGTCCATCACCGGATTTGGAATATCCGGCACTTGGACCTCCAAGACCATTCCGGCTGGATTCCCTCTGGTGGGAAACATCACCGCCTTTCAAATCTCATCCGGTTCTGTCGTAGCGTTTAACGCAAGAGCCTAATGATATCAATCGGAACATCAATCAACAGGACGCGATCCTATAACGGGATCATGCCTGAGCCTCCGATTATGCGGAGGGATGTTCTACAAGAGGACGAGACATTCCTGCTGCAAGAAGATGGAACCAGCAAGCTCGTTATTTCGTACGGAACATTTGACAGCATAGTGCTGGAAGATGGCTCCACATTTTTAACGCAAGAAGACTTAGGAAAACTAATCTTAACAGTTTACTGATATGGCAGACGCTAAAATCTCAGCACTAACAAACCTAACAGCAGCCGATGCAATAAATGACATGATCCCGATTGTGGACGTGTCGGATACTCCACCAGCCTCGGGGAATACCAAACGCATCAGCATCAACAACATCCTCTCATCCTCTCCAACCGCGAGTGGAGCATTGACTGTCACCGGACTCGTTACCGCTGGCTCCGCCACCATCACCGGCGATCTGACGGTGGACACCTCGACGCTGAAAGTTGATTCGACGAACAATCGGGTGGGTATTGGTACGGCGACACCGGCAAACACTTTTCAAGTCATAGCCACAACTGGAATTGCCGCTGATTTTGCAGGAACTGGTGCTGCTGGTTTTCAGACAATTGCGCGTATTCGCACTGCTTCTGCAAACTCAAATGGCTTTTTAATTCAAGGTAACAACACAACTGACGAAACCTTCTTAAACAATTTCTACAATGGCGCGCTTGTGTTTGGTGTTAATAACACCGAAGGAATGCGCCTGAACACTACCGCCAATCTTGTTCTAAAAGGTGGAACCGCTGCCGCCAACGGCGTCGGCGTCACATTCCCCGCCGTACAAGTCGCTTCGTCCGATGCGAATTGTCTGGATGATTACGAGGAGGGGACGTTTACGCCGATCATTTCTGGTGCAACCACGGCTGGTTCTGGAACATACACATATGCAGTTGGTAGATACACGAAAGTTGGAAGGATTGTTCACTTTCAACTTCGTGTTGCATGGACTGCTCATACTGGAACCGGAAATATGATTGTAGATGGGCTTCCATTTACATCATCAAGCGTAACTAACTCGCAATCTTCAGTTTCAATCGGGTTTTTTAATAATATTACTCTAACTGCTTCAAACGTTGCAACTGCGTTTGTGGCGGAAGGACAGACATCAATCGCATTTTATCAATATCCTGTTGGAGGCGGCACAGCAGGTGCGGTTGGAATTGATACTGCCGGAGATATTATGTTTTCAGGATCTTACACTGTCTAATCCTATGCTAACAGAACGCACTATCTTCTCGCTTTGCGAGGTTCTTCCCAACACGACGCTTCAGGTTCGGCTATCCGACCAGATTGTCGATGGCGAAGCTGTGAAGGCTTCCACATTCCGCCGCTACTGCTTGCATCCCGGCTCAGACCTTACTGGTCAGCCCGAGCAGGTTGTCGCGATTGCCAACGCTGTCTGGACTCCTGCCGCTGTCGCAGCCTACGCTGCCGCTCAAACCCCTAGCCCCACCATCCAATGATCGTACCAGTCAATATCGTCGCAGTGCAGTGCAATCAGAACAACTCGCTGTTCGTGACGACCGGCGTTGATTACGACAACAGCGGTTCGATTGTGGGTTCTGAGATTACCTCGCAGTACACGCTCAACCCCGGTGACGACCTTACTGGTCAGCCGACTGAGGTTGTGAATATCGCTAATGCGTTGTGGACTCCGGCGATTGTGGAGGCTTACAAGGCGTCTCAACCCAAGCCCGAGTAATGGAACCAACGAACAACGGTAGTGCCAGCCCTGGACTCAGCCTAGCAGCAGCGGCAGGTGCCACCGCTGTTTCGTTTATCCCAGTGCTGACCGACTGGGTAAGGCTTATCACAGCCGTGGTTGGCTTAGTTTGCGCCATCTACGGCGCATATCGATTATTCCGCTCTAAATGAAAAACACGAAAACAACTCTCGCCGGTGTAGGTGCCATTCTTGTCGCTGTCGGTGGTGCCATTCGGGCTGCCTTCGACGGTGACCCCAGCACCAACGTTGACATCGCCTCGACCATCGCCGCGGTGACCGCTGGCATTGGACTGATCTGGGCTAAGGACGCCACCGAGAAGCCTCTGGTGATCGAAACCAAGCCGTGAACTGGGTCTACCAGATCCTCAAGGCTCTGCTCGACTGGTTCCGAGAAACACCACCTACCGATGTGCAACATGGTAAAGCTCCCGAGGCCCTCAAGAGCGATCTGGCTGGCCGTGTTGTCGATCTGCCTGGGCTGCCAGATGACCAAGGTGGTCCTGGTCCCTTCCGGTGATCCGGTGATGCTGGCCAAGCCGGTGAAGGCCAGCGTCTATGCTTTCGATGCCGACAAGAAGCTGGTCGGGCCATCCCGGGTAACTCTTCCGGCCGGATGGTACGTCCTACCCAAGAAATAAAACTATGGCCCAGCAAACGATCAACATCGGCACCATCGCCAACGACAACACCGGGGACACCCTCCGCGGCGCCGGCGAGAAGATAAACGACAACTTTACCGAGCTGTATGCCGCCCTGCCGCTGGTGACACCGACGACCTGGGTGCCGACGCTGACCGACTCCGGCGGTGGCCGCACATTCAGCATCACCACCAACACGGCCCGACACACCACCATCGGATGTGTGAGCACCTTTACCGCGGACGTCACCGTCTCCTCGGTGACTGGATCCGCCACGGGCAATCTCCGGCTGTCGCTGCCGGATGCCGTGACCTACGAGGCCGCCGCCGCGGTGTGGCTGACCAATGCCACCAACCAGGCCAAGACTGCAATCATCGCCAGGCTAATCGCCGGCACCAGCTACCTCGAGCTGTCGCATTTCGAGACAGGAGCTGCCACTAGCCTGGCCGCCCATCTCCAGGCCACCAGCCGGTTGATAGTGTCCGGCACTTACTTCACCACCTGATGACCATTATCGGCTCGAGTCTCCAGCAGGGCATGGCGGTGCTCCAGCAGATGCTGGGGGCGCCGATGTTTATCTGGGAAGGCACGTCGATCCGATGCATCCCGGCTGCCGTCAACGATGCCAACGTACCCATCTCCGGTGGGTTCCAGGACAACGTGACATCGAGGATCCTGGTCATGTTTAGCGACTGGAAGACCTGCGACAGTACCCTGGTCTCGATGGACTCGACGCTCTACACGCTCGACCAGGGCACGACCTTTTCCCGGCTGCTCAAGGAGGACGGCCTGTTCATCCTTCAGGAGAACAGCGACCGCATCGCCCTGACCTTCTGCAAGCCTCGGCCGGTGGTCGGCAGGACTCTAGTCTACCAGGGACGCACCCTCCGCATCCTGTCCTGCCGTGTGGACGCCTCCGGCGCCTACTACACCCTCGAGCTGGGGGCCAAGACCAAGTGAGACCCGTTGTTAACATGACGGTCGACTCGAGTAAGTTCGACGCTGCCATGAC